CATGAACATACTATAAGGGCAACCTCAGAACCATGGATCACTGACTGTGCCACCTTTTGAATTGGCACATGGATCTTCAAACATTAAAACCATTGGACAATCATCAATCATCGCAAAAAATGTATCGCATGAATGAAGTTCATCATCAATTACAAACTCATCCATAATGTAATCACAAGTGACTTCATAATCACTCGCAATTTGCTCAAGTTCAGTCATGGCGTTTGTGGTGATCAAGATGGTTAAAAATGGGGGAGAAAAGTGCTAGCATCGCAAAAGCAACACCAGCACTAATAATCAGAAAATAAATCATCGCTTATACAAATAACCTCCCGCCCAATCGGCATGTTGAAACAACCATTCACGTTGTTCAATAATTCGCAGATCAAATCTTACACCCTTAGCAGGTGATTTCCATGTGGCAGATTTATACACTTCTCCACTCTTTTTATCAATAAAGCAATGAACACTGCGCGATCCGCTGCTATCAATGTAAATGACTTTATGATACTTATTACCACTTTCAAAGATAAAATCAACACCACAATGACCATTTTTCAGGTCTTCAATACAAGCAGCATGATAAGTTAAATCCCGATCATTATCGGCACTTTCAAATGAATGTTGATGTGATTTAATACTGCGATCAATGTAATTTTGACGTAGAGCATCACACAACATAAATGTCCACTTAGTAACATTCAGTTGAATGGTATTCTGAGCATCACGCTGAGCGCAAAAGTCAGAAAAGTCTTGCCTGAAAGTGGTAGCGGTCATGAGGTTGAAACCTTTGCTTGACTTCCTTAATCTACACCAATTTCGCCGTCTTGCTCGTCCTCTGTGACAGTTTCTGAACTGTCATAGTCCAGAAAACGCTCGCTCCATAACATATAACTTTTATTCCTAAGATTGCGAAGAAGATCAATACGTTCATTCTCACCATCAGGAATATAATACATTAGTTGCTCAACAGATTCAAGTAGTTGAGTGAGAGCAACATTGATTACTTCATGCTCTTCAGCATTGATAGAAAGATTCAGGTTAGATTCAATCATGATCAGAAATGTTCCAAGTTGTAGTGGGAATTGGTTGGATCTTACCGCTCAGAACATCTTTGCGGTATTGTTCTTCTCGCATAAGTTGTTTCTTATACGATTCTAATGCCATCTGAACAGCAGGATCGTTCTTGGCATTATCATTCAGAATAAACATTTTGTCGTTTGTCATTTTAGCACAATAGAATCAAATAGATTAAATGCGATTTCATGCTTGAGTTCTTCATCAATGTCACCTAAAAGATTGCCAATAATCTCAGGTAGAATTGTTTGTAGAAACTCAGTGTATTCATCACTTTCATACAAATGCTCAATCACATCACTTTTAATGGCATTTGAAAGTTGACGAATTGATTGATTAGAAAGCATTTTTTGAATACCTACAGTTGGGATTCGGTTGAGTAAGTTCGGCACATACTTTATCGTATGCTTCAAACATTTTCCGATCACGGCGGATCAGGAAACTATTATACATGATCAGGGCAATGGCGATCATGTAGATGTAAGGATTCTTCATAGTGTTTGAAACTCCTGTGCTTCCTTTACATCAGAATCGTAGTATTTGCGGAAAATACCGTTGATAATTGGATGCCAAGTCTCATTACCAGATTCCTCCGCTTCACGAAGAAACCTGAGAATACAAGTTTCCTCATCTTTAGTGAACTTAACTCGGTTGAGAGTGTAACCAGTCATGATCAGTTAGGAATGAGACAGAAAGAACCACACCATTGACGTGCCCATACCAATGCTTCATCAAGTGGGCGAGGGTGAGACACTTCCATACTATAACCCTCAACTTCAGCAACCGCAACATAAGTTGGGTTGGTGAGTGACATTGAAGGCACCAGAGTAAGTGTACCCTGTTTGCCGTGACCAGCGGTGTAGTGGAAGACCATGAGGCGTGTTCCTTTGACTCTTTAAGAATACAGGAAAATGGGGCAGAATCAACCGTTAGTGGACGGTTCCCGAACTGTCTTTACAGTTAATCTCCAAGAACTTTATCGCAAACGGAATAGTATGCTTCTTCACTCAACCATTCAGGAATCTCACATCCACCGTGAAACTCAATAAGTGTTTGGAGAACTTTTAGTTCTTCAGCAGTGAATTGGAAGGTGATTTTTTTCATGATCAGTAGTTAGAAACAGTGGTGAAAATGATACCAGTTGAGTTGTAGCGAAGATCAACATCGCACACATACTCTTCACTCAAACTGTAGGCAAGATCATAAGCACGATCCGCGTCAGTTGTAGTGTTCTCCCAAGGTGCTGCTGGGCAGATAACGTCAATTCTGGTGGAAGGATTGAGTCGCATGGGGCGATCCGTTTGCTTGACAAGTCAAGTGTAACCGCTCTGAGAGGCACCTAGAAGCGTCTCTGTGCCACTTCTAGGACTGTCACAGGAACAATCTATTCATAGGAATGTCTATACGATTTTTAGCAATCTCAAAGTATTTTGAATCACTTTCAATGCCAATAAATTTTCTATTTGTATTCATAGCAGCAACACCAGTTGTACCACTTCCCATAGTATTATCCAGTACTACATCACCTTCATCAGAATACGTTTTGATTAGATACTCCATCAATCCTACTGGTTTTTGTGTAGGATGGAATCCCTTTTCTTGACCATACTTTAATACAGTCTTGGGGTATCTTGATCCATCTGGATTATCTCGGTGCTTACTTTTTGCTTCACCATACACTTCACCAATCTTCTTTTCATCGGATGAGAAACCAGAATAGGGAGTTGAATACCACATCTGAGGATTATACTTTGGTTTCTTACGATAGAACACTAAAATGTTTTCATGCGATTTTAGTGGCATCACCTTAGCGTTCATTGGGTTTGTACCCTGAGGTTTCTCCCAAATCCATTCATAACGCAAATTATCAAGATTTGAGTATGCCAAAACTGTAGTAAATGGTTGCGCTGCTGTGAATACCATAGCAGCATCATCTTTACATACTCTATTATACTGTTCCCACAACTTATCCAGAGGAATAATAGAGTCCCATTTACACGCAGTTGTCCCATAAGGTAAATCAACCAGCAGAAGATCTACCGAATTATCCTCAAGTTGAGGCATAATTTCAAGACAATCGCCAAGATGTAACTCAAATGATGATTTCATGTATTTCTTCAAACAAATTAGACTTAATCTCCGTCCAGAGTTGATCTGACATTGAATTACTTATTCTAGCATTAAAGTTATCACTTTCGCAAATGTACCCATTATGCTTACCTTTACTCTTTCCCTTTGTAGAGTAAGTCTCTTTCCATTCTTGATTGTGATAATCTAGTTTTTGAGAGTCAATCACGATGAAATAATACCGTGGAAGACCAACTAACCACTCTTTATTATTTGTGGCAAGACAAAAAACATAATCTTGATGACTTTCCGAAAGAAAATCTAATTTATCCTTCAGAGTTTTATGTTTAGTTAGACGAGAACCACTAATGATGACAGAACTATTATCATCAGCAATCTTTCCACCTTTATTGCTAATTTTTATCCCAGTATCTGTAACCTGATCTACACCAACCTTATGATTAAAGTCTGGTCTCCAATCACTACCAAATCCAGTTTCAATTAAAGACTTACTACAAATCTCTTCCCACAATTCTGCTTTACATTGACATGAATACAATTCATGATGTTTTTTAAGATACTTACGGATGACTGGAGAAAGACTATTAAACATTATACTTACCAATCAATCTTACAGAAAGACCACTTAGGTTGATCTTCTCCAAGATCTTCATAGGTATAAAGATACTCACAACCGCAATTATTGGCATAGTCAAACATTTCTTTCTGAGAATTGAAATGTTTGGGATCTACATCAGAATCTCCACGCTCATGATAATAGAGTGGTTGAGGATCACGATCATTTTCTGACATAATGAACCCATGATCATCAATAATATACTCACCATTTTCATCTCTTCTCAGAGTAGATCCACTACTCCAAGTATTGCGAGTCTTGAGTGATGAAATGTCACCACCATCAATCAACTCAACAACCTTTTTACGATCCTGATAATCTTCTTTCAAGATTTTACCATTGAACTCAGGATAACCATCCCAGTGACAATAAACACCACTGAAAGTATCATCAGAGTGTTTGATGGAGATGAATGAACGAGTGCCCATGATTAGGTGGAATGAACGAGGATAATTTAGCGGATAATCAGCAATAGGTCAAGAACGGACCCATTCAACTGCTTCCCACTTTGTAACAGGGAAACCATCAACATTGCGACCATTACGAATGTCGTAACGCTTTGTCACTTCAACAATGTCAATTTGATCGTTTCCGTAACGCTCTTCAGCGAAGTAAGGTCCAATGGTTTCAACCTTCTTCACTTTACCGAAAAAATCAGCGTAGGTACGCTGGACACCGATGAGAGTCATGAGGTTTGTTTGAACTGAAGTCAGTATAAAGACTAGAAAGGCACCCTGTCAGGTGCCCTTGTGCCACTTTTCCAACTGTCACTTTCTATTTCTTCTTTTCTTATTCTTATTTTTTCCAAATAATGCTCTCTTTACGATTCTTCCAACATTTCTAAACTCCCTCTTCATAAATCTTCTCTGGGCATCGTATTCTGCCTGATGTTTAGCATGAATAGCAGGATCTACACCAGCACTTGATCCAGATCTGTTCTCAGATTCATTGATAAACTCAGAGAATGATTTCATCTTTCCTTTGATTCTTTTTCTTATTTATTTGCCAAGTTTTTAATAATGGCAAATACAATCGCTCCCACAGCAGTATAGAAAACAAATCGGAATACTGAGAGAGCAAACTTTCCAAATAATAAAAGTAAGATGCCAATTAGTATGATTGTTAAAATCATTCCATAAAACCCTCAATTCCACAATCAGTAACTGGTTTTGATTCAGAAATACGTCTTTTTGAGATCTCACAATACTCTTCACTGAGATCAATTCCAACAAACTTTCTATTTTGTTGAATTGCTGCCACACCAGTGCTACCACTACCACAGAACGGGTCAAGCACCGTAGAATTGATTGGAGAATAGATTTTGATAAGATACTCCATCAAACTCACTGGTTTAACTGTAGGATGATCATTGTAATCTCCCTTTTCCTTTCTAGTTGCTCTTGGAGCATAAAAATACTTTTGATGAGCACTTTCTACTTCACCAATAATGTTTGAGGGATACCTACCTGCTGGATTAGCGTCTACAGTTCCAAACTCTTTTTTTGTTCCAGTTGTTTTACCTTCCTTACCAAATGTGCGGCGCTTAGCACCATCTTTTACCCATCCTGTAGGTGGTTTCTTATCCCAAGGAACACGAGTGTTCTCTGTATCAATTAAACCACAACCCCATTTCTCATGATTAGATTGTAATGTTCCATCATAAGGTTTTTGTGCTACCACAATAGGTTCGTGAGCAGGTTTCAAGCGGTTGAACTTAGGCATTTTGGTGGTAGTCATCCACATAATCTGATCTTTAATTTTGAAACCAGCATCCTCAACATTACAAGCAAGTCGGTGATAAAGTTCGGGAGAACAAAAAGCGAGACAAAAGGCACCTGGACGAAGAACACGATAAACTTCTTTCCAAATCTCTACAGTTGGAACGGCATGATCCCACTCTTCTCCAACAATTCCCATCCCATAAGGAGGGTCGGTGATACATGAATGAAAAAAGTTCTCCCCATAAGTGGAGAGAACTGATTGACAATCACCAACTTTAACTACGCTTTCCATCATTCAACAATAATTTCAATTCCATCATACTCGGAATTGCTCAAATATACAACCTTGATTGTTCTTCCAGGTTGACATGTTACTCTAGCATGAAGACGTTTTTGACCAACATGATAGTTTGCTTTTGAGTTATCTTGGATTCCTGCTGTCCAAGATTTTTCTAGGATTTGTAAAACTGCTTGATGACCTGCCATTTTAGTTACCAGTCAAAATTGAGTACATTTTGTTCGCATTTGAGTCTGTCATTATGCTTGAAATAATCCTTTTTACCTCTTCCTGTTTGAATATACATGTTTCTTACATAAAAGTCAAATCCACGATTATCATTCTTCCATTCTTCATCCATTTGATAAGTTAGAAGAACTGAGTTTAGATCGGTAACAAGATCTTCATACAATTTACGCTTTTTCTTGCCCACAACATCTTCGGCAAAGAAAATAGTAGTTTCATTGTACTTAGAACTACTAAAAATGTAAATTACACCTTCTTTAGGAAGACCACCATTGTAAGTAGGAAATACCTGCTTACTAGACTTACATTCAATGTCAACAGTGCGACCATTTGAAAGAGTTACCCTAAAATCTGGTGATGCTTGAGAACCATTAGGTTGATAAACATAATTGAAACCATGCTTATCAAGTAAATCTTTAACTTGGTGCTCGTGAAGTGGATTGTCTTGAGAGTTGGACTTGTAAGGAAGTTTGAGAACTTCTTGCCAGAATTGCTTCATAATTTTCTCTTACGCAAGCGTAAGTTGAAATGAGTAAGTTGTTGAAAGGGGAAAATAATTTCCCCAGATAAATCAAGAAGAAACTTTTTCTTTGTCCTTCTTACCAGTAGACACTAAACCGTTTTCGTAGAAGTAATTAACTCGTGCCCTGCGAAGTTCTTGAAGCATTTCAAACTTTTCTTTTTGTTCTTTTGTAAACTTAAAGTCTTGCTTTCGCCATTCTGCGCGAAGTTCATTAAGTTGCTGAAGAATCTCGTGGAAATACATTTTAATCAGTAATCGTATTGAACGTTAAGGATAGCATCAAATGATTCATCATCATAATCAATGCTGTTTTCATCATCCCATCCTTTCATCTCGGGAATGTCCCAGATTTCGGCGGAAGATTCAATAATCTCGTTCCAGTTTGGGTCAAACATAATGGAGAAAAAGAAGTAAGTGAAGTTGAGTTTTCCCCCCTCAACATTGATAATGTATCAGGGTTTTGAGTGGTTGTGGCAAGTCCCTGTGACAGTTGTTAAATTGGCAACTTGCCAAGAGACTTACCCTTTTTGTGTTTGTCAATAAATGACCTTGCCGATTGCTCAGTTCGGCAATACTTTAACTGTTCTCCTTGATGAATAATCATTAAACCTTTATCACACGGAACAGCAGCATAAACTTTAGGATCGTTCCACTTTCCGACTACAAATCCTTCTAACATTAGCGTTTAATTACAGAAATAGCAGGTTCACCTTTTTCAAATACAACATCAACAACTGCCTGAACCTTTTTAGCAGTGCTGATACCCACATTACCATAAGTTGGAATAACACACAACCCAAATGATTTGGTGTAATCACCAAGAACACCAGGACGAATAGTGCCATTCTTCATACCTTCCACATCTTTGTGATGTAGACGAATAACCCTGCCGATTGTCTGACTAATGGCGATGTAATCCATGCTTCGCATAAAGATCACACCCTCCAATCCAGATACATTGATACCTTCTGCGAGGATACTGTGATGTAGAACAACAAACTTCTTAGAGTCATCCTTACCCCACTTACTTAGTGTATCAAAGAATACCTCACGATTGACTTTCTTGCCATCAATAATAGCACCAGTCTTAGATGTGATGTAGAGTACAGAATAACCTCTATCTTCCATCTGTTTGGTAAAATCGGTTTGCCCAATAAGAGCAACAATCTGCTTTGTTGCCTTAGCACAAATCAATGCTTTACCAATACACTCTTCATCAATACTCTCAATAATGTGATCGCAGTCACGTTGAAATACATTGCCATTAGCACCATCAAGTTGCTTGACAATAACCTTTGGAGGAACAATGTAACCGCCCTTCACAAGATCTGGTGCGGGAACATTACAAATAACATTTCCATAAACATCTACATCATTCATCCCAGGTTTGGAAATAGTAGCAGAATGCTTAGGAGTAGCAGTGAAGAAATAGCAGCGGTCGCTAGCAGAAGAGAAATACTTTGTGGAATTAAAAAACTTTTTCCCGACAGAGTTGTGTGCTTCATCAAAATAAATGGTGTTGACTTTGATACCAGATTCTTCAATACGATGTAATGAATGGTATGTTGTAAAGATAAGTTGCTTGCTGTATGCTTGCTTACTCCAGTTGTAAATCAGTGCTGATTTAGTGGTGCTAAAGTGATGAGTTTCTCCGCTATGAACATGAAGAACAGCAGCGTTAGTAATAAACTCAAGAAACTCAGAGCATAACTGTTGTGCCAGCAAAATGCGAGGAGCAACAACTACAATAACTCCATCGTTATTAGCGAAGTAAGACATGGCATCTTTAATCATACACATAGTCTTACCGCCACCAGTAGGAACGATAATCTGACCTTTAGTGAATGCCAGCATCGCATCTGTGGCGTCTTGCTGATGTGGTCTCAGAAAAGGAATCATGGTTGAATAATCAATGAAATAATAATAAACCCCAAGACCTTATGGATCAAGGGGCGTGTGACACTTCTTTAACTGTCAGTTTAGTATTGTCCGTTTACAGTTAAAAGTGCCCAATCTTTAGAATCGTATTCCCAATCACCAAACATAATGTTTGATGCTTCTTCAAATCCATCTGCTTCAACTTCAATAGTTTCTTCAGTGGTTTCATTCCAAAATTCGTAAGTATTCATAATAAAATTAGTTTATGTCTCAAACTTGAGTTTGATTGGTCTCAACAATTTTCAGGTATTCTTGAAGTGCTTTTACTGTTTCTGGAGTTTCTTCCCACTCCCAGGTATTTCCTTTGGAATCTACAAATGTTCTAGTCGCCATCTTCTATCTTTGACATGATGTACCCAAGAATTATACCACAAGTAAAAGAAACCAACAAGTATAATTCGTGCGAAATAAGATTTATTATGTCTGAAATTTCAGAGTTTTCCACCTACTTCGCCCGAATAAGTTTTGGATTCAGTCCAACCTTCCTGCCGCCCTTTAAGATAAAAACGGGTTGCTGAAATACATGACTCTTTAGTGAGAGATGTGATAAGTCCATTCCCATCTTTGTCTTTTGAATCCCAAAGTCCATAACTTTTTTGTTCAACATAAAACGAATCGTCAATTAACTCTTTTTGGAGTTTTGAATTTTCTGAAGTTTTTTCCACCTGCTCGTTTGTAGGTGTTGATGTATTTTGATCTGTAGTCATCGTATGGGAAATAAGCAAAGTGTTCAAATTTTTTCTTTCCTTCTGTTGTTGTCCAACTTAACGCATAAGGAAAGACTTCATGGAATTCTTTAGGTTTTACCCCAATTTCTTGAGGTAAAACACTTTTTTTAATCATTTAGTAGACTTTTTTGTTTTTAAAGATGGAGTTGAAAATGTTGATTTAGTTTCTTTTGATGCTTTGAAACTGGAATCAAATTTTTGCTTGGGGGTGGAGACTTGCTCTACTGATTTTTCGGACTCTAAACCGATTAACTTTGAAAATCTTCCCATTTTAGACCTAAATTTTTAATTATTTATTTATTTTAAAGACTTTCAAGTTCCTTATACATTTTGTTTAGAAGTTTCCTCATTGAGACTTTAACATGAGTATCTGTAAGTTCTTTTTCTTCATCACTCATTAGACTGATAGCAGTGATAATAGCAGTCAGTTCATTTTTTTGAAGAAAGACTTTTGCTGTTTTCTGTTTTTGGGCGTTCATCGGTCACTTTCTTTGATAACTTTTACCATGTCATAACAATCTGGGTAGACTACTAATCTTGCGGAGTTGTGTTTTTTTGATGCTGGAGGAAGTTTAATGACAATGTAGTATTCGCAAACAAAATCAATAACTCCTCCCATTTTATTGTAAAAAACTTCAGTCTTCTCAACAAACATTATATTATCAAGTTGTAAAAGATTCTACTACAGTAGATTCAACCTCTTCGTTTAATTGATAAGTTCTTGCTTTTTGAATATTTTCTCTAAGATTTCCATAATGAGGAGTGTTGTATTCGTCATCATCATAGTGTGTGATTAGATCAAAACACTCTTCATCATTCTCAGCAATTACATTCCAAATTCCTCCATATTCAGAACTTGGAAATGGAACGTAGTGGTCAACAATGTAAATAAACTTCATTTATCTGTAAAGATTACTCCTTGATTTTAGATGTTTGTTGGTATTTTGTCAATAAGAGTTGTCTGTTAAGTTCTGTTTGAACTGTAATTAGATGACTGTACAGAAAAGACTTATAATCATTAGATTCAAGCAATTTTACTAGATTTTCAACCTGTAAAAGAGCAAGGATCAACTTTGTTTCCGAATTCATTGATTTAGAATTGTGGTTTTCCATTTACTAAGTCACCTTTTCCAGCAAGACTTTTTACCATTAATGTTCCAAATCTTTCCATTTTATCCCAATGGACAGATGCTGGATTTTGATTGATAGCGTTCTTTAGAGCAACAAGTTCGTTCCACTCTTCTTTAGTCAATTCCATAATTTGTTAGCGTTTCCTAACTTATTCTATTAGTATTTAATGGAAAAGTGGGAGTTCTTAATAATTTCTTCGGGATTATGTTACTATAATGTAACATTACTCTCCCAGATCACTAAAAGGACCAAACATTCCACTACTTCCAGGTCTACGATTTTCTAACCTGTCAAAAATAGTATCAAATGACCGAATTTGATCAATTTCACCAATCAACTTTGAAATTTGATTACATACAATAGGTCTTTCCTGCCTAGCAGCAAATGCTAGAGCATTTCGCAAATTTGATTCTGCCTCTTTCAAACTTTCTTCAACTGTTTTTGATAATGCCATTTAATTTTCCTCCTTAATCCAAAATCCATCAGCGGTCATAGTATAACCATTAGCAACTGCTTGGTCATAATTGGTAAAATCAACAACTTCTTCATATTTAATTTTATTACTATAAGATTTATTCAAATCAAAATTATCATTTGATATTCCTCCAAGTTTAATTAAAATTTCTCTAGATCTATCCAAGCATTTTTGATGATAGTCGATAGAATTATTGATTGCGGTATAAATTACATCCGCAATTTCATCTGGTGTTGCCTCCCCATCAACAACATCACAAATCCAATCTTCAAGTTTTTCTAAAGAATACTTTTTATAATCTAGGTCCATAGTAAATTTAATCTCCAATAGATTTTTCAAAAAGGATATCAATTCTTCGGTCAATTGCCTCCAAAGAATTCATAATTTCATAGAGAACATTTGATGTCTCTATATTTTCTTCTTCAAGTCTTTTTACGTCAAGCAATAAATCCTGTCTCTTATACACATCTGACGCTGCCGACGACTCCTTACGTG